TTCAGTGCGAATACCTAAATAAAATTTTAATGATGCATTTTAATATTTCGATAAAGATTCTGGAATCTATCAAGCTCTCCTTTTTTTAATAAATACATACCAACTCGTAAATAAATATCCATTTAAGACGATGGTGTGGAGAACTTGCCCGTTTCTACATCAACTACAACCCGATCAAGATAGACAGTGAAGACAAGCAAATCACAAGCGACCTGCGACTGATTTCTAAACGAGATGGTCAAGTTTCGCATTGTGGCCTTGTCAGCTTCACGACCACGAGACAAATCTACCCAGTAAGTGCGGTTCATCTCAAACCATTTTTCCGAAATTATTCCGGCCTGTACCCCGAAGTCGCTTGATGTAAGCTTGTCGGCAAGAGAAACCTGCTCCAAAAAGTTCTCGTAAGTGTAGTTAAGAGAAGTGCCAGAAAGCACGTTAATGCCACCGAGCTGCACTTGTAAATTAGTAAGTGAAATTGGTGAAAAACTTGCGGGGAACGTATCTGTGCAAGACGACCACTGATTGAACCCAAGAGCAGTAGAACCGCCCACAGTTGTAGGCTGAGTAGCCGAAATTGTAGGAACAATCAAAATACCAACTGGGTTTTTAATACCAGACTGCACAAGCTGGGAAAATGTACCACCGGCGGGGATACTGTTATACTGATTGGTAATGAAATTCTCGAATACGACTTCCTTTGCACGATTCTCCTGAATGTAAAGCTGGGAACGATTAGGATTCAACTTAATAGAGGAGTAATTCATTCGGCAGGCAGCCATTGGGTGAGTGACAGCATTCAAACCAAGATTGATGCCATTGACTGCTGTGATAGGAGGACGAGCGATATAAAGACCCGCTACAATAGATGAAGTAGTAAGGGGGACGCCGCCATCAGCAGGAAGACCATTTAAGTGGTTAATGGTAAATGGAACAGTGTTGCTAAATGTGGAGTTTGCAACAGCACCATAGCCGAGGGTTGTCGTGCCCGGGCTTGTTACAGGAAGCGAAAGAGTTCCCGTATTAAGATAGCAACGAATAACAAGCGAAGCGCGCTTAATAAGTCCAATCTTGTCAAGGCAGTCCGTGAAATATTTCATTGGGATAAGAGCCACATCGTACCAAGTCATAATACTTCCGTTAAGTGTGTAATAAGGCTTGAATTCAGCAGTAATATCGGTAGGTGACATAATGAAAGGTACTTGTGTCGAGCTGCTTGTGCCATAAATACGATTATAGGAAGAACCATAGGATCCCGAAGTGCTATTTACATCTACATATCGAGATAGACGGCGAGAAATAGCAGTATTTACGCAGTTATTATTTTGGGCTTTACTTTGTAATAGCTGCACATCACTGCCTGCGGTAGTAGATGATACGAAAGGGCGGTTGTTATTGAGTCCCTGTCCAAATTTAAGAGTTCCTGCCGTAACAGCAGTAGGATCCCATTGAACCGAGTTCTCACTGTCAATAACATTGCTAAACCCGAGGGATACGCCCGAGTTTTCTAAATCGCTTTTTGTCATCTGCGAAAGCATACGAAAATGGGTATAAACGGAAGCATAAGGTGTCATCTGGTTGATGACTTTGCCATCGGCTACTATTTCGATCTGGTGAATGAGATGCTGGTAGTTAGATTTAAGAGCACAAAGAGATGAGGCGGCAGTATTCAACGCCGCAGGAGAAAGGGCAGCTGCTCCATCGCTAAAAGCCGCACACATTACGGTCGGGATTGCCATAAAAAGATCGGCGGTATCGGTAAAGCCGTTAGAATTGTATATGGACGTTCGTTGTCCCTTACAGTCACCTGTAAGACTAGACTATATCTTAAACTATCATCAGGATTGATTAAATCCTTCAAGTCCACCAGCGTTTAGTCGTTGAACAAAAACCGTGCCCTTATCATAACGGGTTTAGGTTTCTAGCTGCGGATTGTCTTATAACGTATAACTTTTTACTATACCGATAGCTATTAACTACCGCCATCATAAAGTTTCCTAAATGATTTAGTATCATACGCCTTCAAGGGTTTCCCGCAATTTGGAGGTGTTGCCTATCTGCCTGATAGACTAGCCCTACTTTTGATAGGACTGACCCAAATCTAGGTCGAATTGTACAAGCGAAAGCCCGCTGTTTCCATACACTGATCCGTTGATGTCATTTATCGAGTTCCATGCTTTATCCGTGTAAGGCGAATACTCGCCGACGCCCTGGGGTGCTGAACTTTTGCTAAACTCGTAATTGTCGCTGTTCATTATAATTTAAGATGAGATAATAATTTGCCTAAATACGCTAAACTTTATATAAATTTCCCTAAAATTATTATCTTACCCTTTCTATATATGTCATTAGAATACATTGCAGCCTTAAACAAAAAAGACTATCAAGATGCCGCTAAATACGAGGATTATGAAATGAAAGCAATTAAACGCCCACCATTACAGATTGATTTTAAAGTGGCTAAAAATAGCAATCGAGACAAAATGACAAATCGCGATGATGTAGCAAGACTCGAAGCAAGAGATAATGCTATTGAGGCAGAAATGGAGCGTGTGACGAATTTAGCAATTCCGGATATGCCTTCTAAATTTGCCCCAATTGTAAATGAAGTCACGGCTGAAATGATCGCCGATTATCAGGAGGAGCAGCGTAAGCCATTAGAAATAGATGGAAAGTTTTACCCTTATCACCCGGTTGATTTAGAATTAGATTTAGAACAAATTCCAGAATTACAAACTATACAAACCGAAGATAGAGATAGACTATTAAAAGAGCAAGAAGATAGAGTATTAAAAAATATTGCATTAATTGAGGCACAGATTGAACTGTTAGATAAAGCAATATATGGTGCAAGCCAACAATATGATTCTAATATCGCACAAATCCAAAGCGATAATGAAGCTGGATATACGACAAATGAAGAAGCAAGAGACTTATATAGAGAACAAGTAGATGACTTTGAAGAGTATAATAAAACTGCTGTATTAACACGCGAACAATTATCAAAACGATTAGACAACGCAAGTCGGCAAGTTTATTCTATTAGTGATAGACGTTATCGTGATGAAGAAGAGTTTTCGCAAAACAAAGCAGAAATAGCACGAATTAAAAATGAGAACGCAAAACAATTAAGAGATGCAGAGACAACCTTTAATATATTGAATCAGGGTAGAACAACTATCTCTCGATTACCAGATGAGACAGAGGAACAGTACGCTGAAAGATTAGCACAAACATCGCAGCCCCCAGAAATAGACCCAGAAACATTAGCGGAGCGTGTAGTCATGCGAGAAACAGAAAAGCTAATTAATAATCTTAAAACTATTCTAAAACCAGAACAGGCGAGTAATATAGCTAAAATGATAACACCTAAACAAAAGAGTTCATTCAATAAATTCTTCCCTAAAATTAAAAAGGCTTATGAGAAAACGTACAGCAAAACGGTAAAGGTTGCCGAAAGAGAATTGATCGATTTCTTTTTAGCTACAATTGGCGAAACAGAACCAGAAGAAGCACCCTATACACAACCGCCCGCAGAACGAAGAGCAAGACCGCCAAGACCACCAAGAGAAGCACCAAGCGAAGCACCAAGAAGCGAAGAAGAACAATATCGGCGATTACTACAAGCGAGTGCAGAAGTAGGAGAACCAACCTATGAAACATTAAGACGACCAAGAACAGATTTAACAAAACAGGAAATGATAGATTTTTTAAAGCAAAATTATGATCACGATACACGAACAAAAGGAATACAGCCAAAATCAAAGGCTGCCGTAGAACGCATTTATGATGAAATTTTGGCAAATCCTCAACCTAGACCCGCAAGACCAGCGCCAACAAGACGCATCACAGAATTTACATCAACAAAGGGAGAAGGTATTCACACCAAAGCCTTACCTAAACGGGCACATTTTGGAAAAGTATCCATAAATCCACACAATTTACATCACAAAAATCTATTACAAGTTAGAAATCTAAAAGGTCAGGCGATCGGCGTGAGTGATATCAAGGTAAGTGATGGTATGAGTGATATGTTATTGAAGATGCTCGAAGGTGTGAATCCAACTAAAAAGGATTTTGCTATCCTTGAAAAGGGCGAGCCTTCTCTCTACAACAACCTAATTCATTTAGCACAACTCCACAAGAATTATGAAACCCCAAATCTAAATGAAACAAAACAGCAAATGAAGCATCGCATGGAATTGGTACAAGGTGAAATCGAGGCAGGCAACACAGCACCATCTATTTTAAGCGAGGCGAAACAACTATTACGCTTGATGGTTGGTAATGGAATGTTGAAATCACCAGCAGCAAGAAAACACTATGAATATTTGAAGAACTTTAACTAATTTATTTGAAAATAATATATTTAGTAATAATATAATGTATTCGCCTGCCAGTGTCAAACCGCTTTCAAAAGCCCAGCTTCATAAACTATTAAAAGGGAAACCAGTTCGAGTTATGTCGGGTTCAGGTATGAAACTTCATTTAAGCAAGCCCCAGCACAAGAAACTAACCGCAGCCGGTAAAAAGGGATGCGGCATGAATCTTCAATTTGACCCATACCAGATGAGTATGCACGCCAAGGGTGGTGGATTTCTTGATGATTTAGAAGCCTTTTCTATTAAGGCACTTCCAGCTCTAACGGATGCAGGCAAGAAACTATTGAATTTTGCTCCCCAAGCAGCGGAGGCAATCGGTGCGCCCCAGCTTGTTGCTCCTATTAATTACCTTATTGATAAATATACAGTAGATCATTCGAATGACGAAGCAAAGGTAAAAGCAAGAGCAGCACGTAGGCCAAAGCCAGCTGTTGAGCCTGCCCCTTTTGTTGTTGATTTGCCAGCTGTTCCTCGTAGATCCAGACCTCTTCCTCCTTTGCCAGCTGTGCCAAGACGCTCGCGTGGCGGGAATATTATTGAAGATTTTGGGGATGCGGCCGCAAAGTTTATTAGTGGAACATTGAGAGAAAATAATTTAGGACAAGAGAAAGACCCCCTCGCTTTCCTCTATGGTGGTAAGGCAAAGCGTGGCGGACGCCTATTGATTGATGAACCTATCACAACTCGCCAGGTAGTAAATCAGGCAAGTGATTTTATTAAAGACCCACTTGGAACGCTTGGATTTGGACTTAAAAGGAAAGTTAGAAAGGGCAAGGGAGTACTCGATTTTGTACCAAAAGAGGTTCAAGATATGGGAATGGCACATCTTAATAGAGTAGTGCCGAAACAGGTTCAGGATATGGCTCTTAAACAGATTGGTATGGGAACGCGCAAACCAATGAGCGATAAACAGAAGGCAGCACTTGCAAAGGGACGGGCGGCATTGGCGGCAAAGCGTGGCGGGGCTATGGTTCATCCTAAACACGGCAAGGCTAAACACAAGAAGATGTCAGGTTCTGCCCTTTACCCAGCTGGTTTTAAAGGTGCCGCCTTGTTTCCTGCTGGGATGTAATAAAGTTAAATAAAAATGAACATAGAGCCATTGTTATAATATACTATAATGGAATACGGCAAAATCTACAAAATCACGAATGATGTTAATACAAAGATATATATTGGTAGTTCAACTTATCAATATTTATCATCAAGAATGAATCTGCATAGACAAATGTGTAAAGATGTGTCTGGAAGACGTAATACAGTTCTTTATAATACTATGCGGGAAATAGGAGTATCTCATTTTAAGATTGAATTAATTGAGAAATATACTTGTAATACAAAACAAGAATTAGTAGAACGAGAACAGTATTGGATAGAACAATTACAACCAGAATTAAATATGTTTAGAGCAATCGCAAATCCTAATTATGAAAAGGAATGTCGTAATAAAAAAGAACGATGTAAAAAATCTAATGAATATTATCATTCACATAAAGAACAAATTAAGGCACAATATAGCGAAAAAAATACGTGTGAGTGTGGAGTAATTGGTAATAGAGGTGATAGAGCAAGACATTTAAAAACATTATTTCATATTAATTATCTCGCTAATATAGTATAATGCCATTTGAGATACGTCGGTTAAAAAACAATAAATATGAAGTTAGAAATATGCTTACTGGAAAGGTTCATAGCAAAGGAACTACATTAAAGAAGGCAAAAGAGCAAATTTCTATTCTTCACACGGGCGAGGGTATGGCGAGTGATGCTGCTAATTATTTAAAGAGGAAAGCCCAGTCTGCTATCGATTTTGGTAAAAAAGTAATCTATGGTCGTCAAGGTCTCTCGCCCAAGGTAAATAGGATATTAGAAGAGATGGGGGACGCAGTCATTCAATCTGCAACCATAGGAAGATCACCTGTTCAATCCTTCATTACCGGTATTATTAAAGTGGTATCATCAACTCCTTACGAGAAACTATTTCATCTATTTATTATTTTACATACCAACAAGGGAGACGTGCTTCTTGAAAAGAATGAAGTCATAAATATGCAGAAAGGTGGAGCTCCTAAAAATAGTGAATTGATTGAAGTGCCAAGCGTACCGGCTGGTTTAACTGTTCAGCAATTAGTAGATAATACAGCAAAGTATATGGGTAATGATTTTATACCTTACGCAGCTGGTCATAACAACTGTCAAGATTTCCAGATGGCTGTACTGACATCGAATAATATGATTACACCAGAGCTCAAAGAATTTGTAAAGCAAGATACGACTGATATATTTAAAAGCCCTTGGTTTCGAAAGTTTGCTCATTCAGTCACTGATTTGGCAGGACGAGCGAATGTCATTATGCAAGGCGGTGGAACTGAATTGATCGTTGGTGGAGAGAACGAAACCACAGGAGAAGATTTAGAAGAGATGCTTAAAAAAACGAAATCCTTTAAGGGTGTATTTGTAAAAGATGATGAGGCACAAATTAAACGCGCATTGCGTAAAGGCGGGGCTGTGGTTATTAATCTAAATGGTACTTCTCATTGGTGTGTGCTTGCCAATAAAGGTAAGTCGTGGTTTTGGTTTGACCCATTTGGCTTCGCAAGTCCATTAGAAATAGAATATATAATCCCTAAAAGCTATATTTATAGCAGCGATGAGATTCAGTGCATGAAAACAACATCTTGCGGATTTTACTGCGTCGCATTGATAAAAATGTTTGATAGATTTGGTATAACATTATCTACTTACAACAAATTTCAAGATATGTTCAAACGGTCGCCGCAGCATAATGAGGCTATATTAGCGAAGATATTAGAACAGCTTTAAATCTTTGCGAGTATATCCTTAAAATTATGTCTTATATTATGATTCTTCAAGTCAATTAAAAAGAAGTCTCTCGGTTGTTCAGTTGCTCTTAAATAATAATGTTTAAAATCTTCCTTACTTATATTGGATACATTGTGATTACGAATTATATTATCGATAGTTGTGTTATCATTCAAACGAAATAATATGAAATAATGTGCATTTCTTGTGATTATCTTGGGAATTGCGGTATAATTCTGTCCCATCACAAAACACGAAAATCCCAGCTTCCTGGAACTGGTAAGATACTCGTTAATCTTCTTAAAGTCTTTTTTAGGCAGATTAATAAAATCATCAAATACTATCAATTTCTCGCTTGCCTTATCATCATCATCGAAGGTTGAAATATCAGGCAAATCTGCTATATTATTATAGAGTTGTGTTTCAGGTATTTTTTGCTTAATAAAATTGTAAATAGGCTCATCAGTAGTTGAACCCGTGAATATAATAAGTTCAGTAAATGCATTGTTCTTGCGATTTAAGAACTCTAAAAGGGCATTTGTTTTGCCTGCACCCGTACCCCCTATGCAGACAATCATACTACGGGGTTCAATCATATGATTTTTGTAATTGTCATCTACCTTACTTTTCTTGACACCTATTTTATCATACCAGTTATTGACCTTATCTTGGGGGGCAGCCCCCATCGCTGAAATAGATTTACTCATTATAGTTAAGGGATATTTTTTTTACCATTGCTTCCCCTAAACTTGGGTCATTGCCTACGTTTTTAATCATCAATGTAATACATACGTTGTTATCTAATGCATATATCGAATTCAAATTTTGATCGACGAATGTAATGTTAAAATATTGATATATCCCGGCTGATATCTTCACCCACTTTAATACAGGAGGAACATAGTTTATATTTTCGCCAAATGATGAAGTGATTGCCAGACTATCCACAATGTCAGTAGGGAAACCGATTTCATTATCGACGAGAGAAGACCTTACAATTAAGTTGTTAATATTACTACCTACTGGCGTAAAGGTATTCAATACATTGTAATAGGTTGGAAATGAAACACTGGAAGGATATGTCCCAGTTGTAAATCCTATTAATTTGCCAAACTCGGCATTGGTAATAATTAAATTAGGAGTCGTTGGTGTTGGAGGGTACCCATTCCAGTTAGCAGGAGCAGACCACCCCGCTGGTAATGATGTAGGGACGGGCTGACATATTAACTGAACCCCATAAGTAGTAGGATTATAGAGTAGTGTTAAATAATAGACATATTGACCGGATGCATTAATTAAATAGAATCCTTCCTTAATACATTCTTGTTGTATTCGGGCATTTATATCTGTAACTGTATAAAAACCATCATCAAATGTAATAGATAGCGGGGCACTTCCAAAAGTAACAGGGAAATAAATAGCAACTATATTATTAGCATATCTTGCAGTAATATTATACCACGAATAAGGGATTGTTACGCTCGATATCGCCATTTCTGCTTCATCTTTAATCATCATATTTCTTGAAAATTTGTATTGGTAAGTAGTGTTGTTGCTTCCTGCA